GTTAAGCCGTTCATTGCTGTGATAACTGCTGTGTCAAATGCTTTTGATACTGCGTTACCTAGTACACGACCAATCTCTGCTGGATCAATTGCACCCAAGTCACGAAGTACTGAGCGAGCTGCGTAGATATCACACTGGATAGTGTTTTTTGTATCTGCTGGAAGAACAGCGTCTAGGTCTACGCCAGGTGCTGCTTCTGAAGTTAGTGTAGTTGCTGTAACTGCTGCCAATTCTGGAACTTGTAGAAGTCCGTTTGGTGCGTTTACAACTGGAATCATTCCACCACCTAGGAACAAAGATTGTTCGTGAGCAGCGAATACTGTAGCGGCTTTTGCGGCTACGAATAATGCGTCGGTATTAAAACCTGATGCGTATGCTGAGTTTGCCATTTTAATTTTCCTTTACTAATTTAAATCAAGCTAGGCCTTTTGCCTTTGCTTGGGCATATAATTTTCTATGTTCTGGATTAGTTAAATCCAGACTTGCTAGATCAAAGTCTTGTAAATTAGTTCCTGGAGTTGCGCTTGTTTTACTTGCGCTAGTTGATGATGCTGCCGCAACAAAGTGTGGATTAGCACTCAAAAACTCCTGAACTAGAACATCTACATTTAGCGGATTACCTGTATCATCATAACGGACTGTTCCGTTAGCATCTACTACTTCTGCTCTTCCACTCTCCCCAAGTCTTACTTGGTTACGAATCAACTGAACCACTTGCTGTGGATTCACCGCTTTGTACTGTGCGGCAGCGTTTAGTAGAGGCGAATTTACAGTGTATTCCTCAATCACTTTGTTCTTTGCTTGGATCTCTTGGTCCTTTTTAGCAGCCATTTCTTGTAAGATCTTTTCAAATTCACCACGCTTGATTGCTTCTTCTTGTTTTTGTTTTTCTGCGTTGGCTCTAATTGTTTTAAGTTCGTCCAAGTCACCTAACTCCGAAATTTGTTTTTCAAACTTGCGGGTAATGCTGTTTTTCATACCTGCCATGTGTTTGTCAAACTCTTCTTGCGTATAAGTTTTGGTTGCTTCCTGATTTGTTGTTTGGTCAGCTGTTTCAGTATCTGCTGTGTCCATGATTTGTTCGCTCATGTTGCGTGCCTCCTTATGAGTGTTGTTGTAATGTTATTTATAAGAATAACAAAAAACCGTCCTCAAAACGGAGTATAAAGTATTTATTACTTGCCGTAACCTTTTTTCTTTTTGCCTTTTTTCTTATAAGCCATATTATTCCTCCAATATCCAAAAATGTCGACAGTTGTATCCACCTCTTACCGCAAACGGATCACCAGGTGCTTTGCCCTGCCAACTGCCTGTCCATATGCTGTTTATTTGTGTTTCTGTGTAGGTGTTCCCTGAATGTGTAGCACAAAAAGGTCTAGTAGTTGTTATTATACCGCCTACATACTGATAGCGTGTGCCTAATGTTTTTGTTAACACACTAGTAAAGCGTATAAGAGTTTGGTCATATGCTCTACGCAATCTTGTAACAATAGCAGGTACTCTGTTAACTACACTGCGCACAATTTGTGCAACACCTAGACCTAGTAGTGCAGCAGCAATTAATTCACCTGCAATAGTGTTGACTTCTTCGTCAACAGCATTATTCATTGTTGCATTAGTTGCTACTTTTAGATCTACAACTTGTTGATTGATTGCACTATCTGCTGTAACATTATTAAGTGCAAGATTGTCAACTGCTAGAGTGTCTAATCCTTGTACTTGTGCAGCAATGTATTGTCTAACATCTGTAAACAAATCATTGATTGCAACTCTGTCAGTAAGGTCAATAGCAGCCAATCCCAACAATGCACTAGCAAGCAAACTATCTAATCCACTTGCTAGGTCATCTGCTAATCCAGTTATTAAACCATCATGTGCGTTTATTTCACTCTGTGTTGCCATTTAAGTTTGCCGTAAATGTATCCTGTGTTCCGCTGTTGATTTCATTAACTATTTTCATGAAAGTTTCTTCTTCGTCTTCACTAACCAACAATCTTGCTACTTGTCTAGCAATTTCTTTTTTGTACTCCGGTGACGATACTGGAGCAGTACTTGCTTTAAGCAGCATATCTAGATCACCTTGTCTGTTGCGTATGTTGAAACTTTCTGGATACTGTGTAGCACCTTCCCATTCCATACCGTAATAATGTCCAAAGTGTTTGAGTATCTGTTCTTCTGCAAGTGCAAGTTGTGTGCCTTTTTCTGCTAGGCGTGCATTTAAGAGACTAAATTCAGTCTCCATAGCAACACCACTCATGTTTCTACTTGCTGTAGTTCTTACGGCACCAATGTTGGCTTGCTTGTCAATGCTTTCTACAATGCTTTCGATAGTCTTTAAAATACTATCTACATTAGCACCATTTGTTTCTAGCATGTATGGCTTGAGTCCAGGATCTAGATCATCGCCCATTTGTATAATGCTGCCTGCACCTGCACCAGCAAGAGTGTTTTCTGTTTTTACTAAACTTGGATGTCCATCTAATCTAACACTCTGGTCAATTTCATTAATTAGATTATAAATCATACGCTGTGCATCTGCAATATCGCTGATGTCACTAATACCTATGCCACGCATAAGGCTACGCTTGTTGTACACACATACAATTGGCAAATGTCCTAGTTCATTTACTTCTTCGTACTTTTCTTTGACTACACCACTTTCTTGATCAACTACTGTGCTAATAATAAGTTCTGGATACCATTCTTTTACACAAGTTTCACTGCCATTGACATCTTCAATGTATTTGAAATAATCTAAATGGTAATGTCCGTCTGCTGCTCTCTCGTAGTTCCAGTCTAGTACAACCAAAGGTGTTAGCATACTCACATAGGGTCTAACACCTTGTTCTATTTCTTGTGCTCTAGTTTCAGCGCCTACATTTGGCTTGCTAACTACTGCCCATACATGACCAAACACACTTGCGTATGTACTACAATCTTTCATAAAATGATTGAAACTTCTACCGTCTTTGTCAGCGTCTGCCAAGAAAGCTTCTATCTCTGGCATACCTTCAAAGTTTTCCCAGCGTCTTTGTGGTGGGTTTTTAAATAAGAAACTTGTGTAAACATTGATTACACTAGAAGTATGATTTTGTAGTACTGCGTTGTGCAGTCTTTGTCCGTATTCACTTGAGTTTTCTAGGCTGTATCTTACTAGGTGTTGAGCATTTCTATATTCTTTGCCGCCTAAATAACTTTCGTATAGATATTTCCATTGATCATCATAGCTGTCGTAAGTGCTGTTTCCGGAGAGAAACTTAGCCACAGCGTTTTCAATAAATTCTGCTTGATCCATAAAGGGCCCCTTTATATGTCTTTTCTTTGTATCGCGATATTGTATTTATAATGTTTTCGCTTTTTTAGTGTTAAACAGCCAATTTAGCAGTCCATCTTTGCGGTTGCTGTACTGTTGTAGGTCTTCGTATTGGCCACATGTATGCAATGCAATAACTAAAAGCATCAAACATGTGATCGTATCCAGAATCTTTGTCTGGTATCTGTGTGTTTTCTTTGTATGTGTATTTGTCTAAACTTTCGATAAGATACTTGCAATTTGGTGAAATGTAAATGTTTCTTGTACCATTAGCATCGCAAAGTCTAGCATTGGTAGCATTGATTCTATCTCTAACAGGATCGTGCTTGCGTGGTGCTTTTACTACAAAGCCTGCATTGCTGAGTATGATGTGATCACTGCGTCCACTACTGGAGGTTTGACGACGACTGCCACTAGGGTCTGGATAAACAAAAACTTTGCTGCTGGGATATCTGCGTTTGATTTCTTCTACTACTTCGTCTGTGTTTGAACTGTGTATTCTTATTTCATCTACAATATACATTGTGTTATCACGCTGAACACCTATCGTAGCAGTAAGAGGACTAACATTGAAATCCATGCCACAGTGTATAATTCTACTGTCCAAATCAACGGGTGGCGTTTTGACATTGTGTTCTCTTTCAAAACTCCAAGCAATGCGGTTTTCATATGTTTCAAATGTTGCCATAAACTCTTGCTTAAACTGTCGCTCGGACATGTCTGCTCTTGCTGCTTCAACTTCTGCTTCATCTACCCAGCCTCCGGCAATGGTTGTATACTGCCAAGTATTCCAGTTTGGTGTAGCAGGAGCATTGGCGTATAGTTCGTAAAAATAGTTGCCTTTGCCTTTGGGTGTACCAATAAACATACAACCACCTTTTTGATCAGCAAGTGCAGGACGCACAATCTCTGGGAACAAATCAGGATCACAATCTGCTGCTTCGTCTATCACACAGTAGCTTAGACTAACACCACGCAAACTATCTTTGTTTTCACTTCCTTTTAAACTTATAGTACTACCATTCTTCAATGCTATGCTAAGTTCGCTTTCATTGATTTTCTTTACCCATTTAAGGTCCAACAACTGTTCTTTCAGCGGCTTCCATAGAATCATCTTGGCTGCTCTATA